CAAGCGTGCCTATGACACTGCCCGCTACGCGGCGAGTGCCGAGATGGTCAAGGCCCGAAGGCGAGACCGGTACTCGGAAAATCGCGACCGGGAGCGCGAGGCGAGTCGCGCCTACGCCGCCGCTCACCCTGACCAGATGGCTGCATATCGATCCTCGTGGCGAGCGCGGGAGATGGGCGTTCCGGTCGTGGATTTCTCCGCTGACGACTGGGCTCGTCTGCTCGACTACTTTGGTCATTGCTGCGCGTACTGCAACCGATCCGATGTCAGCCTCCAACAGGATCACGTCATTCCCCTGAGCCAAGGGGGGGCGCACACCCCGGAAAACATCGTCCCCTCGTGCTTCCCGTGCAATCGCGACAAGTCTGACCTTTCCCTGGTTGCCTGGTTGGCGAAGGACACGTTCGAGCAAGCCGGGCTTCCGGGCTTTGGCGTGACGCCGTTCGGAGGCTCGGTGTGATGGACCTCGCTGCAATCCGCAGGCGCGCCGCAGCTGCGACACCCGGGCCCTGGTCGTGGTGGGGAGAGCGGAGCATCCAGTCCATCAGCTTGCAGGCGCGCCACTCACGGTGGGGCCAATGCGAGGTGATGACGTTCTGGCGATGGGGCATGCGAGGCGCGAAGCCAGTCTTTACCGAGTTCGACAAGGGCCTGCTCCTTCCGGACACGGAGAACCGGCTGATCTATCAGGTGTGCCCCGAGGCGACCAGCCACGATGACCCGCGCGTGTACCGCCAGACCATCATCGGCATCCGGCACCCGGATGCCGTCCCTTGTGGACGAGCTCCAGGCTCGGCTCGCTGAACGGGAGGCAGTGTGATGGGCTTCACGATCACGGTCATTCCGGCCTCAGACGCCCCCAGCCCGGGCGAGGTCCGGACCTGCACCGCCTGCCATCGCCCGCAGCCAGCGGCGAACTTCCACGGCGACGAGCGTCACCGCCGGCGCGTCTGCCGGCGCTGCGTGAGCGACCAGCAGGCTCGCAACCGCCGCCGCCAGGGCGCACCTGTCCGGCACACGCGGTTCAACGCCCGCGGCGACTGCTGGTGCAACCACTGCAAGCACTACCGGCCGGTGGAGGACTTCCGGCGGCACCCGTCGCGGCCGGGCAAGTTGTGGAGCTACTGCGTGCCCTGCACGCGAGAGATCGATCGCGAACGCTACGCCCGGAAGATGCGCGACTACGAGCGGGCGCTGGCGGAGATCGAGCGGCGCACTGCAGCGAAGCGCCGGCAGCAGGCCCGGGTGTTCGCCGAGCGCCGCCGGTACCTCCAGGAGTCGATCCTGCTGCTGCGCCGGCGGGGACTGACCAAAACCGAGATCGCCCGGCTCACGGACACGTCCCTCGGTAACCTGCTCAAATGGGAGCGCGGCGAGATCAAGAAACCAACCCGGGCGGCCTGCGACCGCTACGCCATCGTGGTGCTCGCGACCAACGGGTTCCTGATCGGCGAGCCGGTCGGTCGGCGGCGGGTGCCGCACCCGGCCATGGCCGAGCTGCTCGCCGTCTGCCTGCCCCGGGTGCAGGCGATTCCGATCCGGGATAGCTGGAAGAACGGGAGGCGGGGATGAACAAGTATCCCGTCATCGATGAGCGCACCCTGTCCGACACGGCGCGGGAGCAGCTCGCGGAAATCCGCGGCGCGAGGCTCGGGATCATGCTCGACCGGTTGCCTGACGGATCGATCCGGATGCGAATCTACGCCCCCAACAGCCGACGGATCGTCTGCCAGACCACCTGCACGGCCGGCGCCGACAACGCCGTCCACCAGGGCTACGGGAAGTGGCAGGCGATGCAGCCATGACTATCCCCGAGTTCACGCCGCGCCAGTGGGACGTGCTGCGGGCGCTCTGCGAAGTGAAAACCAATTCGGAGATCGCCTACGACCTCGGCATCAGCCCTCACACCGTCAAGGCGCATGTTGAGCGCCTCATGCAGGCCACCGGCACCCGGAACCGCGTGGAGTTGATCCTGACGGCGGTCCGACGCGGGTGGGTGACGTTCGAGGTGCAGCCATGACCGTCACGATCGACATGGCGCGGGCCAAGGCGCGCGAACTTATTCGCCCCTACATCGAGCGAGGCGATCCACCGGAGGACATCACCAGGCGCTGGATGGGTGGAGGTAGCCCGATCGTCCCTGGCTCGCCTGGCTACTCCTACACCTGCATGCCAGAGGGCGCGCTGTGGTCGCGCTTCCTCGCGAAGCCGCTGTACGAGGAATCCGTGCCGCCCCTCCTGCGCATCAAGGCGGGCGAGATCGGCATCGTCATCTGGGATGCCGACGGCAATGAGCTCGCCGCCCGGTTCAAGCTCGCCGAGATCGCCGCAGAGATTCGTTCTGGCGTGTCCCAGCTGGACCTCTTCGGATCGGCGGTGACCCCGTGATCGCCCTGCACAGCGTTGTCACCTGGCGCGAGCTGCCCCTCGACCGCCGCTTCACCCGCCGGATCGTGACCGACGAGGCGTTCCTGCGGGCCGTCGCGGTCAGTGTCCGGGATGCCCATGACCAGCTGATGCCGGAGACGGCTCCGATCGCCCGCGCGGTGATGGGGCACATGCCCGGCGACGTGGTGACCGTCGAGACCGGGTTCGGGCCGAAGACGATCACCGTGGAAGGGGTGCGTCATGCCTGACTGGCTGCGGATCGTGCTGATTGGGGCCGGGCTCTGGACCGGCGTGTCGATCGTGTCCGGGCTGCTGTACGTGTGGGCCGCCATGCGGCTGAAAGGACGGGAGGAATGACGTTCAACGCTGTCGACTACCACCCATCGTGGCCAGACATCCGGCGTCAGATCCTCGATCAGGCCGGCAACTGCTGCGAGTGGTGCAGGGTGCCGAACGGGTCGTTCGGCGCGCGCGATCGCCACGGCGAGTGGCACACCGAGGATGACATCGAGTCGATGAACAGCGACGTCGGGTACGCCCTCTTCGACGGTGAGTACCCCCGCATCATCCGGATCGTGCTCACGACGGCCCACGCCTGCCAGAACACGGCCTGCATCGACCCCGGGCACCTGTTCGCGCTCTGCCAACGCTGCCATCTCAACCACGACCGCGAACACCACCTGGAGGTGCAGGCGGCGAGGCGTCGCCGGCGACGCCTCGAAACCACGGGCCAACTCGAACTTGCGGGAGGTGCCTTGTGATCGAACTCGACATGGCCTGGGGCCTGGTGAAGCTACTCGCCGCCGTGATCGGCATCCTGCTCGCCGTCAGCGTGATGACCGCGGCGGTCGAGAGCAAGCGCGAGCACGAGCGAAAGGACCGGCGACGGTGAACGAGCCAAAAGACGGGTCGAAGTGGGCTTTTACCTTGTCCTGCGGCATCGTGCCGATCGAGATGGTCCACACCGTCGACGATGCCTACAACCGCGGCCAGCCCTACATGGACAACCTGGTCGAACTCCTGCGCGAGCGTGGTGCCAGTACGGCGGAAGAGAGCGCTGCATCAATGCGCAAAGGGTTGCTCAGGGAATCATGGCAGAACGTCCTCCTCACGGAGACGGAACGCCGAGGTATTTGGGATCGCTATCGGGTGCCGTTCTGGAAGCGTCTGCACTACCGGTGGCTCGCGTGGTTCGGTCGCCGACGATGACCCGCCACGAGACGACCATCAACGCGGACCAGGTGCGCGCCATCGTCGCGCGTGACATGAGCGAAAGGGACTTGCAGCAATGGGTGATCGGCGCGGCCCAGCGGCTCGGCTACATGTCGTACCACACATTTGACTCCCGCCGCTCCGAGCCCGGTTTCCCCGACCTGGTGATGGTGCGCCCGCCGCGCTTGCTCTTCGTGGAGCTCAAGCGGCAGAGCAAGTCCCCGACGGCGGAGCAGCAACGATGGCTCGATGCGCTGGCCGATCGGGCGGGCGGGGCCGAGGTGTACGTGTGGCGGCCCATGGATTGGTTGACCGGCCAGATTGAGCATGTGCTGAAGGGAGAGACGACATGAACCGCACCGCAATACCGTTCGACAAGGCCGACCCGGCACTCGTCTCGGATATTGAGACGGCGCTCCAGTTCCGGTTCCCGCAGTTGGCCGACTGGGACGTGCGCGAGGTTTCCGAGATTGCGGCATCCGTAGCAGCCGCCCGGATCGCCGCCGAGCGGGTGGCGACGGTGCCGGTGATCCCGGAGGGGTGGCACCTTAGCGCGGTCATGCGCCCCATTGGGTCCACTGAGTACGTGTGCTGCCTCTGGAGGGATGGCAAGGAGCGAGAGCCGAACAACGGCGTTCAGGCATACGCCGCTGAATGGCACGACGCCCTGAACGCCGCCATCGCGGCGGCAGCGGTGACGCACGACGAACTACGGGAACGGGTGGCGGTCGTACTCGCCGAAAATGACCAGCTTGGCGTGCATCACCACGAATACCTGGAGGATGCCGACGCGGCCATCCGGGCCGTGATCGGGGAACTGGCACAGGAGGCGGACGGCGCATTCCCGTTCTGCAAGGGTGCCATGTACTACGACGAGCCACGCCAGCAATGGATTGGCGTCTCCGACTGGCTCCGGCGTCACCTGCCGGAGGTGGCCGAATGACCCGGAAGCAGGCCATCGCGGCGACAGAGGACGGTGACCGATGACCACCCGCCTCACGTTCACCGGCCATGGACCACACACGGTTCCGCAAACGCCCTTCGCCGCCCTTTTGCGATCCCTGCGCACCGCCCGTCATGTCTCCCAGACGTGCCTTGCCGAGCGAGCCGGGTTCGACCACTCGTACATCAGCCGGATCGAGACCGGCACCCGCACACCGAGCCGGGAGGCGATCGAGCAGCTGGCCCGGGCGCTGCAGCTCGACCCGGCGGAATGTGACGCCCTCCTCGCGGCTGCGGGCTTCCTGCCGGGCGACGTGGCCAGCCTGCTCTCCCAGGAGCCGGAGCTGTCCGACGTGCTGGCGGTGCTCCGGAACGAAGCGCTCGGGGCCGACTACCGGGACGCGGTGCGGGGCATCCTGCGGTCGCTGGTGGAACAGGCGTCGATCGTGGCGGGTGCCGAGACGGCGGTCGTCTCGTGATGGTGCAGCCGCGCGCCACGTCCCGAACCTCCGCCCGGGAGTGGCGCTGTCCCCGCTGCGGGTCTCCGCTGGGCCATGTCACCGGCTCGGGCGATCTGATCGTGACGGCAGTATCCTCACTGGTGGAGCTGAGTCGGGTGACGGTCGTGGTCCGCTGCGGGTGTGGTGCCGCCAAGGCGTTCGATGGCCAGCGCGTCATCGTCCGGAAGGTGGGAGTGGTGTCGAATGGATCCTGAAAAGTGGGAGCAGCTGCGCGCGTTCGTGGACTCGCTCGGCTACCCGGTTGAGATTCTTGTGATGCGTGACGGCAAGTGGGACCGTGAAGTGTGGGACGCCGAAACCGGCGAGTGGCGCATTGTCGCGGAGTTCACCATTTCGAGTGGGTACTACGATGAAATCGATTACGACCCCAATTCGTGGCAGCCTGGTGTAGAATCCACATAACAACCCGTTGACGGATGCTTGAGGCCGTCGCTGTGATCGTGGGCAACCACGGTTCGGCGGCGGCTTTTTCGTGTTGGTCGCATTCGTGGCAAATATCACAATCCGCACACCTGAAAAGCGGCAAGCGATCCTGGCGGCGCTGCGAGAGCGGCCGTCGTTCTCCGCTGCCTGCCGGAAGGCCAAGATTTCCCGGTTCGCCTTCTACAGCTGGCGGCACGACGAACCGGAGTTCGACGCCGACGTCCTCACCGCCCGGGAGGAGGGGCTCGACGCCCTTGAGGACGCCCTCGTCACCCGTGGCCTGAAGAACGACACCACCGCCGCGATCTTCATGCTCAAGTCCCACCGCCGCGAGGTCTACGGCGACCGCCAGCAGATCGAGCACTCCGGCGAGATCGCGACGCCCATCTCAACGATCCGGGTCATGCTCGACCGCGACCTGGCAGGGGAGTCGTCCTGATGGTCGCCCAGCTGGCCGCCCCGCCGACGCCCCTGTCCCTTGCCACGGTCGACGATGGCGAGATGACGCTGCACCTGCATCGCGGGCAGCAGCGGGCCTGGGTCTCGCGCAAGCGGTTCGTCTGCGTGATCGCCGGCTCGCAGTCCGGCAAGACGTCGTTCGGCCCGCACTGGCTCCTGGACGAAATCCGGCGCGAGGGGCCGGGCGACTACCTGGTCGCCACCCCGACCTTCCCCCTGCTCGAAGCCAAGGCCCTGCCGGAGTTCCGTCGCCTGTTCGAGCATCAGCTCCACCTCGGCATCTACAAGGCGTCACCCACCCGCACGTTCCAGTTCTCACCAGAGGGCGAGCGCCGCATCTTCGGGGCCGTCCAGGATGTGCCGACGATCGTCCGCTTCGGGTACGCGGCCGATCCCGATTCCCTGGAGTCGATGACCGCGAAGGGCGCCTGGCTCGATGAGGCCGGGCAACGGACCTTCAAGCTCGCCAGCTGGGAAGCCATCCAGCGCCGGCTCGCCCTCCATCAGGGTCGGGCACTGCTGACGACGACGCCGTACAGCCTGGGTTGGCTCTACGACCTGATCTGGCTGCCCTGGGAGCAGGCGAACGGCAACCACCCCGACATCGACGTCATCAACTTCGACAGCACGCAGAACCCAGCCTTCTCGCGGGCTGAGTACGACCGGATCCAGAAGACCATGCAGGAGTGGAAGTTCGACATGTTCTACCGGGGCCGGTTCACCCGTCCGGCCGGAATGATCTACGGCTGCTTCGATCGCAAGCGCCACGTCGTCCCCCGGTTCGCCATCCCGGATGCGTGGTCGCGTTTCCTCGGGCTCGACTTCGGCGGTGTCAACACGGCGGGCATCTTCTGGGCGAAGGAGCTCTCGCCCGCCGGCCAGCCGACGGGGCGCTACTTCGGGTACCGGGAGTACAAGGCCGGCGACCGCACTGCGAAGGAACACGTCGCCCATCTGCTGAAGGACGAACCCCGGATGCCGACGGCCTACGGTGGATCGTGGTCGGAGGGCCAGTGGCGCAACGAGTTCAGTGCCGCCGGCCTGGCCGTGAGCAAGCCGCGGATCGCCGATGTCGAGGTCGGCATCGAGCGCGTTTACGCCGGCATCAAGACCGACATGTTCATCCTCTTCGACGACCTCATTGGCACCATCGACCAGCTGGGCACGTACAGCCGCCCGGTTGACGAGCACGGCGAGCCCATGGAGGGGATCGTCGACAAGGAGCAATACCACTACCTCGATGCCTGGCGGTACATCGCGATTCCCCTGGTCGATGGCCTCGACGGACAGCTGGTGTACTGATGGGCGTGCTGCAGGACATCCGGACCATCCTCACCAGCGACCCGCGCGCCGCCCGGTCGTTTGTCACCGGCCCGGTCGAGGTCTACGCCGACCAGGCGTGGTGGGGCACGGGCAGCGACTACCAGCCGCCCGAGTACGTCTCTTACCCGGCCACCTCAAACGGCGTCTACGCCTGCATCAACGCCCGCACCAAGGCCCTCAGCAGCCTGCCGATCAAGCTCTACAGCAAGCGGGTCGGGGCCGACGGCCGGCGCAAGGAGATCACCAGCGGCCCGGCCCGGGACATCCTCGACAGCATCAACCCGTTCTGGACCTTCCAGCGCTGGCTCGACATGACCGAGCAGTCGCTCTGCGTCTGGGGCGAGTCGTTCACCTTCTACGGCACCCGGGGTGGCCGGCCGTCGGAACTCTGGTGGGCGCGTGCCGACCAGGTGAAGGTGCACCCGCACCCGACCGAGTACATCAGCCACTTCACCCTGGACACCGGCAACGGCAAGCCGATCCGGTTCGAGCGGGAAGAGACGCTCTGGCTGCGCTTCCCCAACGTCGCCAACCAGTGGGAGGGGCTCTCGCCGCTGGCCGCGGCCCGGCTGGCGGCGGATACGTCGTCCGCGGCGATGAAGAGCAACTTCAACATCTTCCGCAACGGGCTCACCGGGGCGGGCATGGTGTCGCCGAAAGAGGGCCAGAACCTGACCGACGAGCAGGCGAAGGCAGTTGCCGCCGACCTCACCCGCCGCTTCCGGGGCGTCGACAACGCGCACAAGGTGGCCGTGCTGCGGTTCGGCGTCGACATCAAGCAACTCAGCCTCACGCCGAAGGATGCCGAGTTCCTGGGCATGATGAACTGGAGCCTGGAAGACATCGCCCGGGCCTACGCCGTGCCGATCGACAAGATCGGCGGCAAGCGGACCTACCAGAACGTCGACGACTCCGAAAAGGTCTTCTGGAACGACTGCATCCTGCCGGAAGCGCGGTTCATCGCCCGCGAGATCACCGAGCAGCTGCTCCCGCTCTTTGGGGGCGACCTGGTTGCCGAGTTCGACGACTCCGACATCGACGTCCTGCACGAGGCGGAGACGGCCAAGTGGGAGCGGTGGCAGGGCCAGCTGACGACCGGAGTCCGCACGGTCAATGAATACCGGGCAGCTGAAGGGCTGAAGCCGGTGCCGTGGGGCGACGACTGGTGGGCGCAGGCGACCCTGACGCCCGTCGGCGGGCCGCTGGCCGACGAGAAGGCCGCGAAGGCCGAAGAGATGGCCCAGCAGATCAGCGGCACCGTCACGCAGGCCGGCGATGACGATGAGGATGAAACGAACCCGCCCGCCCTGCCACCCGGCGAGGAAACCGAGCGCAGCCGCCGCGCCCGGGTGATCGCCTTCGACTCCCCCGAACACCGATCCCGCTGGCAGCGCCAGATTGACGCCACCGAGCCGTGGGAAGAGCGGATCCGCAGCGTGACCGTCGGTCTCTTCCTCGACCAGCAGCAGAGCGTGATCGCTGTCCTGCGCCGCCGTGGCGTGCGGGTGGCCGAAGAGCTGCTGCTGGAGCCGTTCGACCGCTCACGCTGGATCAAGGCGTTCCGGGTGGCCTTCCGGCCGCTGGCCGCCGATGCGTTCGAGGAGTTCGGCGGGCTGGCGCTCGATGAGCTGGGACTCGGGCTGTCGTTCAACGTCGCCGATCCGAACGTGCTCTCCGTGCTCGAACAGCAGGTGAGCCGGTTTGCCGAGGGCGTCAACCAGACCACCTGGACCGCCATCCGGGAGGCGATCGCCGACGGCATCAACGAACGCGAGTCGATCGACCAGATGGTCGACCGCATCCAGCACGTCTACAGCGTGCGCCGTGGCGATGCCGAGGCGATCGCCCGGACCGAGGTCACCACGGCGTACAACTCATCGACCCTGGAGGGCTGGCGGCAATCCGGCGTCGTCACCCGCAAGCGGTGGCTGGCCGCGCTGGACAGCCGCACTCGCCCCACTCACCGGGCCGCCCACGGGCAGGAAGTCGGGATTGACGACGTGTTTACGGTCGGCAGGGGAAGCGGCCCCTGTCCTGGCTCGATGGGCATCAAAGACGAGAACCTCCGTTGCCGCTGCTCGATGGAAGCCGTTCTGGACGTGGAGGGATAGACGAGATGAGCCACTACCTGCGAGCGCTGATGCAGCGCAACGACAGCACACCCGATACCGGCCCGATCCGGTTCGTCGCCTCTGCCGAGGGCGTCAAGCGCGACGGCCTCGAGCTGAAGATCGAAGACTGGGACCTCGACAACTACCGGAAGAACCCGGTGGTGTTGTGGGCCCACGACTACGGCGGGTTCGCCTCGCCCCGGCCGCCGATCGGACGGGCTGACGTCGAGGTCGACACGAACGAGCGTGTGCTGCTGGCCGACGTCGTGTTCGATGCCGGCGACCCGTTCGCCGCCGATATCGAGCGCAAGTACCGCAACGGCTTCCTCAACGCCGTCTCGGTCGGCTGGGACACCTACAAGCCCGATGCCAACACCACCCGCAATGAGCTGCTCGACGTGTCCGCCGTGCCGATGCCGGGCGATCCCGACGCACTGATGGAACGCCAGCGCCGCAGCCTCGCCGGCTTGGGCGAGGCCCTCACGCAGTTGATTGACGACGAGCCGGATGACCTGCAGGGATTCGAGGCCGAGGCGGTCTGGGAAGGAACGGCGCTCCGCATGGCGCGGCTGTTCGTTGCCGCCGCTGACGACGCCTTCGACCAGCGGGTCTACCGGCAGCTCGAACGGCAGTACAAGCGGCTCGGCAAGACCGCGCCGGAGGTGCCGCCGCACCTGGACGCCATGAGCGTCACGGATATTCGCGGGCTCTTCCTGGAGGGAGAGCCGGACCTCGTGCCGGAGCTGTTCGCCGTCCCGGCGATCGCCACCCCGGCCGCACCGGACGCCGCGCTCGTGCGGCTCCACGAGCTCATGACAGGAGCGCGATAGATGGCCACCACGGAAGACCTGTTGCAGGAAATCAACACCCGGATGCAGGCGATCGAGACCACGGCCACGGAAGCCCGTGACGCCGTCTCGGAAGCCAACGTCCGGTCGCTGGTCGAGGCGTACCTCACCGGCCTCGACGACAACGACCCGCTGCTGCGCAAGATGCGGTTCGGCGCGCCCGATCCGGAGCTGGCGGGCAGCAAGTACGGGCGCTGGAACCTCGGCGTCGCCGACATCGAGTTCCTCTACGACCTCCAGGACTCGCTGCGCGGCCAGCGCAAGGTGAGCGGTGGTGTCCACGAGGGGCCGTCGGAGGAGCTGAGCCGCGTCTTCAAGGCGGTCTCGGACGCCTACTACCTGAGCGAGGAGCAGGCGCGCGAGATCGACCGCAAGGCGATCGACGACCTCTATCCGCGCCTGAACAAGCGCCAGATTGAGGCCCACGAGCGTGCGATCCGGGCCATGGACACGCAGGAGAGCGGCTACGGCTCGCAGCTGGTGGGCGCCCAGTACGTCGGCGACCTCTGGGAAGCGGCCCGGCCGGAATCCCGCGTCTTCGGGCTGCTGAACAGCTTCGAGATGACGGCACCGACCGCCTACCTGCCGGTCGAGGTCGACATCCCCGAAATGCTGCTGGTCTCCGAGTCCGTCGCCAACAACTCCAGCGCCTACGCGACGGTCAAGACCGGATCGCAGCGGGTGACGGTGACCGCGAAGAAGTTCGTGATCCACCAGATGTGGTCAGGGGAAATGGAAGAGGATTCCATCATCCCGTTCGTGCCGTTCATCCGCCGCCAGATGGCGCTGGCCGTCGCCCACTACAGCGACAGCCTGGTGCTCAACGGCGACACCACGAACGCCGGCACGGGCAACATCAACCTGGACGACGCCGATCCCGCCGACACCAAGCACTACCTCGCGTTCGACGGCATCCGTCACGCCGGGCTGGTCGACAACACGGCGAACTCGGCGAACATGGCCGGACCCCTGACCCTGGCGGCGCTCGCCGCCGCGCGTGGCCGGATGGTCGACTACAGCTACCTGCACGACTGGGGCCACCCGACGAACAGCGGTGACCTGATCTATGTGGCCGATCCGGCGACGGCGGACCAGATCGCGGCCCTCGATCCGGTGCTCAACGCCCGCATCTACAACGGCGGGCGCGACCTGCTCTCTGGCCAGGTGGCGGCGATCCTCGGCTACCCGGTGATCAGCTCGATTGCCATGCCGCTCACCGAGGCCGACGGCAAGGTCTCGACCACCGGCGGCAATAACACCAAGGGCCAGCTGGCGACCTTCAACCGCCGCGGGTTCGTGGTGGGCTGGCGCCGGCGGATCCGGATTGAGACGGAGCGGCTTCCGGCCACCGACCAGACCCGGATCGTGGCCAGCCTGCGGCTCGGCATGGGCCGGTTCACGCCGACCGGCGCGGCCAGCGGCATCGAAAGCGCGGATGTTCTGTACAACATCACGGTCTAGCGTTTCGGCCATCGGGGCGGGGCGCTGAACCCCGCCTCCAGGGCCACTGGAGGACACCATGACCCAGATCACGCTCGATACCAGCAAGGGCCAGCTCGTGGCCTACGTCTTCGGTCAGGACGCCGTCGCGGCCTCCCAGACCGATGTGCAGCTGCCCGTTGCCATCGGCGAGGGCTCGCAGGCCGTCGCCGGGTACGAAATGCCGTTCCGGGGCGAGGTGATCGCCGTTGCCTACACCCTCTCGGCGGCGGGCACGACCGGCACGTTCACCATCGGGGCGACCGTCAACGGCACCGAAGACGCCGATACGACCGTCACCGTCGGCACCACGGCCGACGGCTCCGTGCGGGTACCGCGCGGCAAGTGCACGTTCGCGGCTGGCGACAGCCTCGGTGCGGAGATCACGACTGGCGGTACCTGGGACGGCACAACCGCCGACCTGGCGGTTGTCGTCTACGCCCTGCACTACCTCGAAGGCATCTAGGGGCGTCTCCCTGGTGCACTCTCTGGAAGGAACCCAGACCATGCCCACCTACCGATTCACCCAGAACTACGCCTCCGATCGCGGCGCCTGGCGCGCGGGCGACGAAGCCGATTTCGACGCCGCGACCGCCTCCTGGATCAACCGGGACGTGCCCGGCGCCCTGGAGGGCGTCGGCGACGATGCGCCGCTCGATGTGGTGGCGGGCCCGTCGACGCAGGTCACGCCGGACTACGACCGCATCCTCGATCGCCCGCTGATCGTCGACCCGGCCAGCCTCAAGGAACAGGAAGCGGCCCGCCGTCAGGCCGTCGCCATTGCGCCCAGCGATGCCGACGTGGACCTCGATGTGGTCGCCAACGACGGCACGCACCCGGCCCAGCAGGACGCCGCACCCGTCGTTGAAGCGGTGATCGAAGAGGCCGAAGCCGAGGAAGAGAAGCTCGAAGACGCCGCCGAGACCGACGGCGAGCGCCAGAAGACCGCCTCGAAGAACCGGCAGGCCACCAGCGGCAAGAACCGGAGCGCCTGAGATGGCAGTGACGAACGGCTACGCCACCCTCGTCGAGGCCAAGGCCCGGCTCGACATCGTCGGTGATTCGCAGAACGCGACCATCGAGCAGATGATCGAGGCCGCGTCGCGCCAGATCGACGGGTGGTGTGGCCGGTCGTTCTTCGTCGAAACGGCGACCCGGACACTCACGGCGTCCTACCCGGACGTGCTGGAGCTTGACCGTGACTTGCTCACGGTGACCTCGATCGCCACCGATGCCGACGGCAGCCGGACCTACGCGACGGCCTGGGCGGCGGCGGATTACGACCTCGGGGACGGCCCGCCGTACGGGCTGATTTACACGTCGCCGGTCGGAGCGCAGGCATTCCCCGTCGGCAGGGGCACGGTGCGGGTGACCGGCACCTGGGGCTACGCGGCGGAGGTGCCGCACGCGATCCGGGAAGCCTGCCTGTTGCTCGTGGGCCGGCTCTTCAAGCGTCGCGATGCCCCGTTCGGGGTGGCCGGATCGGCGGACCATGGGCAACTGCTGACCCTGCCGGGCATGGACCCGGACGTCAAGCAGTTGCTCATGCCGTATCGCCGGTTCGGCCTGGTGGGGGTGTAGCGATGGCCACCGGCAGCGGCATCAGCATCCAGATTCACGGGCTCGGCCCGCTGCGGGCAAAGCTCCACGGCAGCCGGGCCGACGGGCCGGTCAACCGCTTCCTCGACCGGGGCGCGATCTTCATGCAGAGCCGCGCCCGGGCAAAGGCGACGGTCGATACCGGCCGGATGCGAAACAGCATTGCCGTCTCGACGCCGCGCGTCCGCGCCCGGCACATCGGGCCGAACGTTCACTACGGGCCGTACGTGGAGTTCGGCACCCGGCCCCACATGCCGCCGAAGGGGGCGCTCTCCGGGTGGGCCTCACGGCACGGCACCACGGACTACGCCGTCCGCAGCGCGATCGCCCGCAAGGGCACGAAGGCGCGGCCGTTCCTTGGACCGGCGGCACAGGAGACCGAAGGCTTTGTCCGGCAGTTGATCCCGATCCTGGCCGGGGAGATCGAGACCGTTTACGCGAGGGCCTGACATGACGCAGACGCTGGCCAACCTGTGCGACGAAATCCGGGAGGCGCTTTCCACGCTGCCCGAGATCGAGCGCCTCTACAGCGAGGTGCCGAACGCCATCAACGAATGGCCGGCCCTCGTCGTGGTGCCGCTGGCCGGCGCGTCGTGGCTCGGCAGTCACGGGCATGACACGGCCGCCCCGCTGCACTCGCAGTGCGGGATCCGGATTGAAGTCCACCTGCCGAGCAAGGATCTGCCGACCGCCTACCGCAGTCTCGCGGCGATCGCGTCGACGTTGCCGGTGTGGCTCTACAGCGCATTCGTGCGGGACCGCTTCGACGGCGCGATGGTCACGACGGGCGATCCGCGCACGGCCAACAACGCCACGGCGCCCGTGCGGTGGGAAATCACCCCGGCGGCGTGGAACAGCACGGAGACGATCGCGCTCCTGCTCGATTTCGACGTCACGACCGAACAGGAGGTGTATCGGTGACCGATCGCGATCCCACGCCGCTGAATGCCGTGTGGGCAGGCCAGACCGTCTATCGCTGCCGTCTCTGCGACTACGACACCCTGGAGGAAACGAAGTTCGTCTACCACTTTGCGACCGTCCACCCGCCGCTGGAGATCCTTGATGGCGGGGAGGCCGAAGCGCCGGCGCCGGCCAATGAGCGCATGAGCCGGGAGGAGCTGGAGGAGATCGCCCGCAAGCTCGGCGTCGAGTCGCCGGCCAACTTCCCCAACAAGACCGACCTCGTCGAGGCCATCGTGGCCGTAGACCAGACAGGAGACGCCGATGCCCCGGGTAACGCTCACGAAGACTAACGCGCCCGGCGCCTACGCCGGGACCAGTACCGCCGTGACCCTCACGGCGGCCGACACCACGAACAAGGAGCAGTTCAGTCTTACCGGCCGCGAGCTGCTGCTGATCCACAACACGGGAGGGTCCGCCTACACGTGGACCGCCACCAGCGTCGATGACCGCCTCGGGCGGTCGGAGAACGTTGCGGCCGAATCGATCGCCGCCGGCGCCATCCGCGTCTTCGGCCCGATCGCCCTGGAGGGCTGGCAGCAGACCGACGGGAATATCTACATCGAGGCATCGAACGCCGCCGTTCAGTTCGGCGTGATCGTCATCTAGCCCGCAGAACGGGCAGGAAGGACAGGCAATGGCCACCAGCGCACGCAGCTCGCACGGCACGCTGCTGAAAGTCGGCGACGGCGCAACCCCCACCGAGGCCTTCACCACGATCGCCGAAGTGCTCGACATCAGCGGCCCCGGCACCACGCTCAACACCGAGGACGCCACCAACCACGACAGCGCGGGCTGGCGGGAGCCGGTCCCGACCATCCTGGAGGGCGGCGAGGTCACGTTCGAGATCAACTACTACAAGGCCACCACGCAGACGGCCCTCCGGACCCTGCAGACGAACCGGACCAAGCGGAACTTCCAGATGGTGATCCCGCTGGCGGTGACCGAGACGCTCTCGTTCGCGGCCTACGTGACCGGGTTCGAGTATTCGGCTCCCGTCGAGGGCATCTTCCGCGCGTCCGTGACCCTGATGGTCACCGGGGCGATCACCAGCGCGTAAGCACCAGGCCGCGATGAGGCGGCCAGAAAGGCACATCGTTGACCGCATTGCTGGGCCGCGAGGCCATCCTGGGCGCACTGGACATCAAGACCGAAGACGTGGCCGTCCCCGAGTGGGGCGGCACCGTCCGGGTCAAGGGCCTGACCGCCGGCGAGCGGGACGCCTTCGAATCGACCATCCTGGTCATGCGGGGCAAGCGCCGCGAGCTGAACATGCTCGACATGCGGGCCCGCCTGGTGTCGCTCTCGCTGGTCGATGAGGCAGGGAGCCGGCTCTTCACGAAGAACGACGTGGCGGCGCTGGCGGAGAAATCCGCTTCGGCGCTGGACCGGGTGTTCGAGGTGGCGCAGCGGCTGTCCGGCATCACCGACGGTGACATGGAGGACCTGGAGGGAAACTCCGAGCCCGGCCAGAGCGACGCTTCGCGTTCCGCCTAGCTCTGGCCCTGGGCATGACCGTCGGCGAGCTCGAAGTCCGCATGTCGAGTCACGAGCTGACCGAATGGATGGCGTACTACCGGATCGAACCCTTCGGCGAAGAGCGGGCGGACCTGCGGCAGGCGATGACGACGGCGGCGGTCCACAACACGATCGAGGCGCAACGAAAGAACCCGAAGTGGAAGAAGGCCGAGGACTTCCTTCCGTTCTCGGAGAAACCGGAGCCGGACCAGGTCGACGAACCGGCCCCACCGGAAGAACTCAAGGGCAAGTTGCTGGCCTTTGCCGGCAAACGGAGCGGGTAATGCTACTGACCGATGTACAGCTCGGCAATCAGGCCATCGACCACCCTGGCAGCGTAGAAGCCGGGATCGTCGACGGTCACTCCGGCTGTCGTCGTGCCGGTCAGGCGCACGTAGGCCAGCTGCCACCCGTCCGCCTCTGCAATGGCCTGGATCGCGAACTCGTACTCGGAATAGCGGGCCTGCCGGGCGGCGTGACCGCTCTCCGATGCGGCGGTGAAGGCATCGATACCGGTCACGGCGACGTCGGGAATGCGCACGTTGGCGGTGACCATGTCGGGCAGGCCGGACACCTCGCCGGCGGCAATCACGTCGGCAATCAGGCGGGCGAGCACGAGCGGTTCGTCCGCCTGGGCCGTGGCGGATGTGGGCAGGGTGGATGCGAGCGCCCCAAGCAGGGCAGTTCGTCGGTTCATGGTTCCCTCCTTTCGCAGCATTACACCACAGCGGCGGGAGGGCGTGAATAATGGCCACGATCGCCAAGCTGGTCGCCGAACTCAGCCTCGACAACAACGCCTTCCTGCGCGGCCTCGACGGAGCACGCGGCGGGCTGGACAGCTTCGGCGCAAAAGCCCGGAACGCCGGCCGATCGCTGACCGGCTGGGTCACGACGCCGATCCTCGGCGCCGGCGCGGCGCTGGTTGGCTGGGCAGCTGCGCAAGAGAACGCGATGGGCAAGACCGACGCCGTGTTCGGGAGTTCCGCCGCCACGGTCCTTGCCTGGTCCGAGACGACGGCGAAGGCGTACGGCATCTCCCGCACCCAGGCCTTGCAGGCCGCTGGCGGGTTCGGCGCGCTCTTCACGCTGATGGGCCAGACCGATGCCGCCTCGGCCCAGTATTCCACCACCCTCGTCGGCCTCTCGGCGGACATGGCGGCGTTCAACGACGTCAGTACGGATCGGGCGTCAGCGGCGATCCAGGCCGGGCTCACTGGCGAGTATGAGTCGTTGAAATCGATGGGGGTGTTCCTGAACGAAGCGATCGTCGGCGAAGAGGCGCTGGCGATCGCCATGGCAGACGGTCGGACGGAGGTGACCGAGGCTGACAAGGTCATGGCCCGGTACAACCTGATCCTCGAACAGACGACCCAGCAGCAGGGGCAGGCCGCGCGGGAGGCCGACAGCTTCAACGGCAAGATGGGGCGGCTCGTCGCCCGGTTCAAGGACCTCGGGGCGCGGCTCGGGAGTCGCCTGCTAGGGCCGATGGGCGCATTCCTCGGGTTCCTCGAACGCATCATCGGGGGCCTGGAGAAGCTTTCCCCGAAGATGCAGACGTGGATCCTCGCGATTGCCGCCGCCGCCGCGGCGCTGGGTCCGCTGCTGATCGTGATCGGGATGATGCTTCCCGGCCTGTCGGCCCTGCTGGCGGTGATCGGCCTCCTCGTCTCACCGATCGGCCTCGTGATCGCCGCGGTCGGGATCCTCGCCTACATCTTCCGGGACGAACTCGGGGCCGCCCTCGACTGGGTGATCGAGAAGGTCGGCGAGGTGATCACCGCCTGGCAGAACATGCGGACGATGGGCCTCAACCCGTTGGAGGCCGCGTTCGCTGCCCTGCAGCAGGTGTTCCCGCCGCTGAGTGAGGCGTTCCGCTTCATGCGGATGGCTGCCACCGACCTCACCGACGCCTTCAACGCCTTTCGGGACGGGAACTATGCCGAAGCGTTCGACGAACTCTGGGACGCGGTCCAGAACCTCGGCTCTGCCTTCCTCGCGCTCGGGCAGGCCGTCTGGGATGCGCTCTCGTCGATCAACTGGGCCGGGATCGCCAGCAGCATCGCCGGGTGGCTGGGCGAGCGGATCAGCGCGATCAACTGGAGCGGCCTGATTGGCGGGCTCGCCAACCTGGCGTCGGAGATCGACAGCAAGATCCGGGAGGCGGTCAACGCGGTCGACTGGGGCAAGCTCGGCATGTGGGCCGGGCAACTGGTCCGCGCCGCGTTCGTGACTGCCGGCGGCCTGATTGCGGACGGGTTCCGCGAGGGCGCCAGCGACCCCGGCAAGTGGGCCAGGATCGCGCTGGCGATCGGCGTGTCCGTGCTGGCGCTGCCCACCCTGCTCGCCGGGTGGATCGGCGACGTCATGAAGGGACCGGCGGCGGACTTCATCGCCGGGTTTATCGAAGGGCTGGAGATCAACTGGATTTCGGTGGCGTTCTGGATATCGGCGATCCCGGGCAAGATCACGGCAAAACTCACGTCGCTGGCAACAACGCTGCTGGCGAAGGGGATCGAACTCCTTGAGGGTTTCAAGACCGGGATGTCCCTCGGCTGGCTTGTGGTCACGACGTGGCTGACCGGCATGGCCGCAAGGATCATGGCGGCGGTGACCTCGCTGGCAGTGACGCTCCTCGCCAAGGGCATGGAGCTGATGGATGGGCTCATGAATGGCATCCTGCTCGGATGGTTCGCCGTCCTGACCTGGCTGTCGGCCCTGCCCGGAAAGATCGTCAGCACGGTGCCGTCGTTGATCTCCACGCTCATTCCGCACGGCACGCAACTCATGAGCGGGTTGCGTGCGGGCATTTTGAGCGGGTGGGAAGCTGCCCGGGTGTGGCTGGCCGGACTGGCCAGCCGGGTCACGTCCACCGTCGGCAGCCTGATCTCTACGTTGCTCCAGAAGGGCAAGGACCTGATTGCCGGGTTGTTTACCGGCATCCTCAACGTCTGGGATTCCGTTGCCGCATTCCTGCGCACGGTCAAGACGCTTGCCGTCACCCATGTCGGGTCGCTGTCGAGCACGCTCAGCAGCCGGGGCGTTGAGCTGATTTCCGGACTCCTGAACGGCATCACGATCCGGTGGGTGATCGCCGCGGCGTGGCTGTCGAGCATCCCTGGCAAGGCCGTCAATGCCGTCGGCTCGCTGGCCGGCGTACTGACCTCCGCCGGTTCGTCCCTGATCGGGGGACTTATTTCCGGCATCTCGTCCAGGATCGGCGAACTCCAGGACCTGCTCGGTTCCGTGACCAGCATGATCCCCGACTGGAAGGGTCCGCCCGAACGTGACCGCAAGTTGCTGGTGGCCAACGGCGTCCTGATCATGCAGGGTCTCGGCGAGGGCCTCGATCGTGGATGGAACGACATCACCCGCCAGCTGCACGGCTACACCCCGTCCATGTCCGGACTGGTCGATGTTGACGGCACCGGCGCGGCCGGCGGCGTCCACCATCACCACTACTACAGCGTGACCCCTGACGACCTGCGAAACCTGATCGAGAACGCGAAGGCCGGCGGCACGTTCGCCCGCCAGTTCGGCGCCGAACTGGCGATGCGCGGAGGCATGTCCTGATGGCTGGTGAGTTTGGCCGCTACCATACGCTGTCGCGCACCAACCACGGCTTCATCGCGCCGGGCCAGATGCGCGGCGCCAGCTTCAGCGGCCGGGCGGCCCACTACTGGATTACCCATCTCGGCGTCTGGGCTGGCCGCTACACGACCCTGTCTGCCAGCAACGTGACCACCCGCGTCGCGGTCTACGCCGTCGATGGCAGCAACAACCCATCCTCCCGCCTCGGCTACTCCAGCAGCTTCACCGTCACCGGCACCATGAACGACGCCAGCGGCGGCGCGGCCTACACGGCGGCGGTCTCGGTGGTCGATGCCACGGTGCCGAGCGGCGTGACCCTGACCGCGATCCCGCTGGCCAGCAACACCCGGCTGCACATCGCCGCCCTGGGCACCGTTGGCTACCTCGGTCACGGCATGGAAGAGGCGGCGCTGATCGTCGCCCCGAATGAGAAGTTCTACAACCGGACCGGGCTCTCGCAGCCGCCTCCCAACCCGTTCGGCGCGTACACCAGCTCCACCGAGGGACACCCGACGTTCTGGGGCGACGCCACGGCCAATAGCGCCCCGAGCGCGCCGGGTTCGCTCTCCCCGAGCGGCACGATCAACGAAACGGCCCCAACCTTCACCGGCACGTTCGCCGACGCCAACAGCGGCGTCGGTGACTACCTCAACCAGACCCGCATCCAGGTGCGCCGCGTCAGTGACGCCACGTCGTTCTGGGACACGACGGTATCGAGCACGGAAGCCGAACGCACCGGCGCGGCGTTCTCGCGCGCCTACGGGGGCACCACGCTGGTGCGCGGCACCGCCTACGAATGGCGGTCGCAGGTCTCGGATCACTTCGGGGCGTGGTCCGACTGGTCGGCGTGGACGGCGTTCACGCCGGCGAACCTCGGGTTCGTCACCCTCGACGCCGATCCTGCCGGCAAGATCGAGGAGACCACGCCGGATTTCGACGGCAAGTGGACGCACCAGTCCAGCGAGGACATGACCCACGTGCAGGTGCGGCTGCTCAACGCCGCCGGCACGACCGTCCTGCAGACGGGTGCCGAGTACAACATTGCCGACGTCGCCAGCAGCGCCAGCCCCGGCACGGCGTTCACGGTGCCATGGGCCAACACCGGCTTCACCACGCTGGCGTGGGGCACCAGCTACCAGTACCAGATGCGGGGCAAGGACGAATCCGCGCTCTGGTCGGACTGGTCGACCGCCCGGACGTTCTCGACGAACGCCGCGCCCTCGGTGCCGGCCAACCTCTCGCCGGCCAACAGCTTCATCACCACCGCCTACCCGCTCCTGACCTGCACGGCCAGCGATGCCGACGACACCACCGGCACCGGGTTTACGGTCTCCGCGCGGATCAAGGACGATGCCGGGGCGGTGCTCTTCACCCGCACAATGACCTACAACAGCGGTACCGGGAAGTGGGAGTACCAGACCGACGGCACGGACCTCGCCACCTACGACACCTACCGCTGGGACGCCTACAGCTACGATGGCACGCTCTACTCTGGCGAGGCGTCCAGTTCGGGCGACGCCGCGAAGTCGCCAGAGGCGTCGTTCATCTACGCGCTCGGCCCGACCGTCACCATCACCGCACCTACCGAGGCGGCGACGATCACCACCAGCAACCTGACGGTGACGTGGACGACCACCGACCAGGTGAGCTACCGGGTGACGCTCTACGAGGATGGGACCGACACGGTCGTCTACGACTCCGGGGAAGTGGTGAGCGCCACCGGCTCGCACGCGATCCCATCGGGCTACCTGCGCAACGACACCGCCTACGACCTGATCGTCTGGGTCGAGGATGACACGCCGCTCGAAGGCACGTCGGCGATCCGGAACATCACGGTCGACTACGTGGAGCCGGACGCCGTCGCCAACGTCGCGGCCGACACCGTCATGATCGGCACCGATGTCTGGGAGTCGGCGATCCGCCTGACCTGGGACCAGACGACCTACGGCACCGATGTCTGGCAGGGGTACACGATCACCCGGCAGGCGTCCGGCGGCCCCGATGCCACGGAGATCGTCTGGCGCCGGATCACCTCACCCTCACAGGTGTCGATCGTCGACTACGTCCCGGCCAGCGGCTACGAGTACACCTACACGATCACGCAGACCATCCTGACCGGACTCGACGAGCTGACCAGCGAGCCGGTGTCCGTGGCGGCGACTGTCACCCTGGGCGGCGTCGTGCTGTGCAGCGTCGCGCTCCCGGAGGAAATCCGGACCACGCTCCGGTACACCGCCGACCGCGACTACGGGCGCGACATCGATGAGTCGCCCTACTACCCGGTCAACGGCGCGATGCCGACGACCGTCCGCAGCCGCAAGCGGGTGGTCGCTCCGGCCTTCACGGCCCAGCTCTTCAACGACGACGCGGCCACCGCCAACGTGCGGCGGCTCGAACTGGAGGCCATGGACATCGCGGCGGGCACCCTCTGCTACCGCGACAACCACGGGCGCAAGCAGTTCGTGACCATGCCCGGCTGCGAGATCACCGATCACGTCCCGGACTGGTTCGAGGCGGCGATCGAGTTGCGGGACGAACGCTACACCGAAAGGTGGGACTGATGGCCAGATGGGGCGAGTTCGTTTGGGGCGACGGCACGCTCTGGGGCGGTGAGCGGCCGCCGGTGATGCAGCAGCTCACCGATGCGCCGCTCTGGCGCCCGTCACCGCTCGCGCACGTTGCCGAGACGATCTCGACGAGCGAACTCCCACCGAAGCGGCCCGGTGGCGGTGAGATGACCGATGCGCCGCTCTGGAAACGAGGAAGCTGATGGCATTCGGACCCTATACACCGCTGGTCGACGGCGTGAGCGAGGCGGAAGCCGCGAACATCAACGTGATCTACACGGACCTCGAAAACGCGACGGCCGACGATATCCCGGACGGCACCACCAACAAGGCGTACACGGCGACCGAGCAAACCAAGCTCTCCGGCATCGAGACCGCTGCCGACGTGACCGATGCGACGAACGTTGCCGCCGCCGGGGCGGTGATGGAGGCGGACACCAGTACGGCGAGCATGGCGTTTGTCATTGATGAGGATTCGTTCGCGACGAACAGCGCCACGAAGGTGCCGACACAGCAGAGCGCGAAAGCGTATGTGGACGCCGTGAAGGGCGGAGCGAAGGGCTTTGTCAACCACGGGGCGACGGCGGGCACCTCGCGACCGACCGGGTACGCCTCAATCGAATGGCTCGGCAGCGTCGAGCCCACCAACATGGCGAACGGGGACACCTGGGTCGTGACCTCGTGATGATGACAGGTGAGGAGTAGCACATGGCAGTCAAGGGAGCCGTTCTAATGGGGCTTAACCGAGCCATGCCATCGGCAATAGGGCTTGTATTCCCCTTGCACCCATCCCAACTCGACTCTCGTACGTTTCGCAATGTCAGTAGTTTGGCCGCATCCGCACAAGCACATTCCGGAGGGGTTAGGGGAGGCGTGACGAGCGCGGTCACCTTGCCATCGCTTCAATTGCGCACACGATGGACATCGCTGATGCTCTCGCGCAGAAATGACAACCCCACAGTCCAGGCACCGGGGGAGGGGCATCCGATCACGAACGGCGGCCGCTCGTCGGGCATTCTCGGCCGGGGTGACAACCTCAAGATGTTCGGGGTTGACGCACGCACGAACACGGCAAAGATGGTCCAATTGCATCCCCTCAGGGACCGAGCCATAAGCACGCTCGTAAAAGACCTTGTGCGCGTTGCGAACCACCCCCTTGTCGGACACCTTCCCATATCCGGTCTTTGGGTCCACAGCGCGCTTCCATATATGGCAGGGAGTTTCGTGTCCCCGGTCTTCAACCTCGTACCCGGTTGGGTAGCGGTTGTGGGAGAACGACGACCGACAGGACCGGCAACGAAGATGCAATTTCCCGCGACTATCGATGTCGAACGCACCTCGCGGCAAGCTCTCACCGCATGTTCGGCAGGAAAGGGATGGGCTAGAATTACGGGGCATTTCTGGAGCCTCCTACACAGGTTCCGGGGTGCCGTGCCTCGGAGTGTTTGCAGCACTGCCGGGGCTTTCTGCGTTCCTCAATTATACCAAAATCCGCGACATTCCGGGGGTTTTGGAAAGGAGTACTTCCATGCCTGTTAGGGGAGCCGTCCGGTGGAAGCCGGACCATGCGCGCAGCAGCATCGAGGCGACGGTGCTGGGCCTCGACCCGACGGTGACACCGCCGGGCGGACAGATTGTCCTGATCGCGCAGGCGGTCGCCTATGACGATGCTGTCGTGACCGGCGCGAACTACAAGCCGGGCGATCCGGCGACCGAGCGCAACATCGTGGTGCTGCACGAGCAGGCGCGCCAGTACGACCTGGGCGCAGCGCACACGATGACCAAGGCGCAGATTGACGCCTTCCTCGCCAGTGAATTGCTGGCCTACAAGACGTGGATT